AAGACTTGAATAACCTGACCATTACCAAGTATAATGTAGGCAAACATATCTTGAATGTATTGATAATTCACCCTGTCGGTATATTCCGGGTGAGACCCGGTATACACCGCCAAGCGCAGAAGCCTGCAGATATTCATTAGAGCTGTTTTAAACCATTTGTCAAACTTAGACACATCACCTGTAATGAACTTCCTTCTGATACCCCATCTGAGCATTAGCATCTTGATAAGTTTATGAAGTCCTCCGTATTGAAAACGTTTACCCACTCCGATGAGCCAGTCCATCTTATAAAGTAGCTTGTTAAACTTTTGGAAATCTTGTGCGCAAGAAAAGTAATGATAAGCATGAGGGAATTCAAAAACTCTCACATCCTTTTCATTCACCTTCTCTTTCGGGAGAATCTCTCCTTTACCACTCATCACAAAAGGTACAGGCCAGTTATTTCGATGGGCTTGTTCTCTCCAGATTGGATATTCAACACTGAGGAAGCCATGGTCTACCAAGGCGCCTTTGTTTGGAAACACTTTGTCCAAGCCGAAACCACACGAACCATTACGATTGTATGACACGGCCCCAAGTGGGATTTCATGGGATTCCACACCATGATATTTAAGTATGTCAACCATAATCTTGAAAGTCCTATTAATAACATAGGGATCTAGATCTATCGGGGTCTCCAAGTTTCGGCAAGTAATCTTACCTAACTGCTTGACCTCACTTTCAAAATCAGGGCTTACAAACATAAATTCTTTTCCAATGAAGTGTTCGCAATTCGGATCAAATTGCTTAAGAAAGACACTAGGCTTAAGTTGTGAAATTTCCTTCACTCTACAATTCTTCCTAGCATGAGATAAGAAGCCTACATGTCGTGCGAACCCAAGATCATTAATTACTGGGACGCCTGGTGGGGGTTCGTCTTTGAGCTGGTTCCACCAAGCCGAGTGAGGGGGGGCACCAACCCCCGAGAAAATTAGTTTTTTGACAATCGTCCTGCATCAACTTCCCTTATCAGGTCGTCGGTCCAGGCTTCAAATCCATTCATCTGTATCTCAGGATCGAGACCAAACTCGTGGACACCGTAGTGGAAATTTTTAGTAGCTGATAGAATTCCAGCTCCACTAACTCCATGCTCCGTGCTGATAGTGTGATACCAATTTCCCTCTACTAATTTCGTAGATCCATTGGCACTACCCATACAGAACTTAGAATCACCATAGTACCCAAAGACACGAACAGGTTCGTCTCTCTGAGGAGCTTTGGCTTTGAAGCTAGGCATCTTAATCTTCTGATAAGAAGCCCCACACGGTATCAATAGGGCAATATCTTCA